CGTGGAAAACTCCGTCAGCATCGCGGGCGTCAAGTCCATCTTCGACAGATCGCTTCCGATCATTGCGAGGATGTTGCCGTTGAGCGCGGAGCTTTGCAGCACTCGGGTCTTGGCCTCTTGCAGCCGCTTGGCGGCGATTTCCTCGAGCGCGGGCGCGCTCGGCAGTGTGAGGGCGGCCGCAATTTTGAGCGCGTGCCGCGCATCGATGGCTTCAAGCACCAGCGGATCAGTCACCGCCGCATAAAGCGTGGCTTCAGAAACCGCATGGGTCAGCCGCAGCACCTCCTTCGTCGCGTCCGCCTGGAACGTCGTGACGAACTCCGTGAGCATCGTCGGCGATAGGTCGAGCTTGCTCAGGTCCGCCCCGATCATGGCCAGGATCTTGCCGTTGAGCGCGGAGCTTTGCAGCACCCGCGTCTTCGCCTCTTGCAGGCGCAGGGCGTAAAGCTGCTCCATCTTCGACTGGACCTCATGGCTGCCCAGCAATGGCAGCGCGATGAGCGCCGCCAGTCGCACCGCGGCCGCCGCCTTGGCATTCGCATCCAGCGCGCTGATAAGCGTGGTTTCCGTCAGGTGCATCGCCCGCAGCACCTCGATGCGCGCCGTGTCGGCAAACCGGTTGCAGACCACCGCTGGCTTGGAGGCGGTGTCGGTGATGAGCGCAATCGGCATCTCGCCCAACAGGGAGAGGGCGGCGTTGGCAAGGTCGGTGTTGGTCGTCATCTTGGAAAGAAAACGGGCGGGTCAGGTATCGTATGATACCCGCCCGCCCGAGTGGTTGGTTGCTGTCAGCGGGGGCGGATCACAGGGTCTTGTAAGCAAAGCTCACGTAGAACTCGCCGGCCTCGATGGTCGCCGTCAGCGTGGCCAGCGTGCAGGTCACCAAGGTGGTGGCTGTCGCGGCGTCAGTCTGATGGCGGGTGCCGAAGCCAGCAGGGAATGCCGTGGCAGTGGCCGCGATGAAGTCGATGACTCCGGGAGCGGCGCAGTTGGCGCTGATGCAGTAGCGGTCCGAATCCACCACGTCGCCGACGTGGATGGTCAGCGCGCCGCTGGTCAGGTCATCGGTGACGATGATCTTGCAACGCTCCGGCAGGACGATGGCACCCGGTGGAAGCTCCAACAGGGTGATGACATCGGTCGCGACGTTGGAACCGTCGATGACGACCTTGACCAAGGCGGTGGAGATGCTGCCATCGATTTGCCGCTTGTCGTTGAGGCGACTGGCGAAATTGCTGGTGGCCGCCACTTGCGCGGCGTATTGGACGGATTGAGTAGTTTTAGGCATGATGGTAGTCTTTCAAGGGGGTTGCCGGGGGAGGTGCGACCCTCCCCCGGCGGTTGTTAAGATCAGGCTTCCTCGTCGCACGGGATTTCGATGACGCCCTCGTCATCCAGGCGGAGCGCGCCCCAGCCCCATTCGGTGCGGAGTTGCACGTCGTGGCGCTTGGTGGGCAATTCATCCACCCACGCTTGCGGGTTCTCGGCGATGCCGAAAATGACCGAGTTGCGGGCGAACGCGTAGCAGTTGCGGATGTTGCCCGCGACCGTTGGCAGCAGGGCCGGGGAAACCGCCTTGATGGCGATTCCCATCAGGTTGATGACCTGGCCGGTGTGCAGGCGGCGGATCTCCGAGAAGTCCGAGCTGGTGAACCGCTCGTCCTTGAGCAGGCTGGCAATCTGGTTGTGGGAGCAGATGATCGTCGCGGCGCTCTGGTTCTCGGTGTCCTGGCCGGTCACTTCGGCAACCCCGAACATCCGCGAGATTTCAAGAATCTTGGCGAAGGTCAGGTTGCTGCCGCTTGCGCCGAAATCCACGGAGATCTTCTGCGCGGCAGGCAAGGTGATGGCGGTGCCACCGGTCTTGCCGCTTTGCACGGTGCCACGGATGGCATCGATGAGGGTCTTGTCGCGATCGCGGCCGGCGGCGGCGAGCTGGAGGCGAAGCACCTGCGAGTGAGGCGAGCCGACCGCGCCCAACTGCATCGCTTCACGGCGGTCCAAAATGTGGGCCGAGTCCTTGAAGTTGACGTAGAGGTGGCGGAACTCGATGTCGAGGTCGTCCGGGTTGGTATCACCGAAACGAGTGGTGATCTGGCGGGCGGTGACAGGCGCGATCTTTTGGAAGCGCTTGCTTTCACCGTGGATGGTCTCCGTGTTGACGTAGGAGTCGAGACGGGACGTGAGTTGTTGGAGTCCGAGACGCCATTCGTCGGAATAGAGGTTCGGGAATGCGTCGGGAACGATGGAATCGAAGGCCATGATAGTAGGTAGTTAGGAATTTGTGTTGCACTGCGGTTTCGCGAGTGTCCTTGCGGGTCGCCTCCGGGATTTCGTCCCGTGGTGCTCCTACCTGGGCCGCCTTTCAGCGGGTGTCCTTCGGTTCACGCCGCCGACCGTGGGCCTATCCATGTCCCTCGTCTATTTCCCGGCAGGGAAACAAAAACGCCCGGCCCCGAATGAACGGGACCGGGCGTTGCCAATGGCACCAACAAATCTGTTACTTCTTCGCCCGTTTCGCCTGCTGGGCGTCGAGCGCGTAGAGGTCGCCCACCCGTTGCGCCAGGCCGCTGTCGTTCCTCCACGCCGGGTTGGCCTTCATGATCTCCATCGCCTGCTGGCGCGGGCTGTGGCTGCCCGCGGTCACCTCGCGTCCCACCCCCGGCAGCGGGGCCTCGCGCAGCGCCCGGCGGGCCTCGTCGATGACCCGCACGAACTTGGGATGCGAAAGCGCCGCTTGCAGCACCGGGTCCGCCATCTCCGCCGGATCAAACCGGCTCGCCACAAACGCGCGGTTGCTCTCGAGCCTGGAGTCGTAGCTGTCGCCCCACTCCTTCTGGTAGGTCGCCTCGCTGGCCTTGGCGAAGTCGCCGATCTTGGCCTCCATCGCCACCTGGCCGGCACCGACCTGGCCGATCACCGTGTTGAGGTGCTGTTCGATGAGCGCGGCCGCGGCGGCTTGCGGGATGTGGTGCTTGTGAAAAATCTCGGCGTAGGGTTTCACCCCGGCGTCGTCCCACGCCACCCCGTCCGGCAGGCTTGCGGGCTTGAGGTCGTAGGCGTCCGCGGAGTCCGGCACCCCGGCATCGTGGCGGTAGGCGGACACGTCCTCGTCGGTGGCACCGTCCTTCGGGTAGGAAATCCCCACCGGTTTCTTGCCCACGAAGCCTATCGTCTCGTCCAAGGTGCGGAGCAGCGAGGCCTCGTCCTTGGCGTAGGCCGCCTTGTTCGCTAGCCGCTCGTAGCCGGCCGCGCGCAGGTTCTCGGTCCAGCCCTCCTTGAAGGCTCCCTGGTCCTGCACGTGCGCGCCGAAGAAATGCGCGGGGGCGGCGGCCGGGGGGGCTGCCGCGGGCGGCGTCCCTCCCATGAAGCCACCGCTTGGCGCGGTCGTGGCGGTTTCTACGGCGGGTGATCCTGCGGCCTCGGCGGCAGGGGTGGCACTGGCGGTTGCGGCTTCGCTCATATGGTATTTGGGAAAAAGGGGTTGCGGGGGCCGGAATCGAACCGGCGGAGGCAGGAGTATGAACCCCGCTGGAATCCAATTCTCCCCGCGCTTGTCAGGGCAGAGTCTTGCCGGCGTATTTGGCGGCGGCCTCTGCCGGGAAATTCTCGAACCACCACGCGACCACCGCCGGCGTCTTCTGGCCGTATTGCGGATCGGTGGCGGGACATTCGGGGATGCGGGACGGAACCACCGCGGTCACCTCCACAGTCGCCACGTCTGGGATGGCCTCGATCGCATCGACCTCCACGGCCGCCTTCGGTTTTCTCGGTTTCGCGCTCATAGGGAAAACTTGAAGTCTGGCTTGCCGGTCTTCACCAAGCCTAAAATATGGCCCACCACCGCCCGCTCGCCGTCGCGCAGCGCGGCGCGCAGCGCGTTGAGGTCGCCGCGGTCCGCCGCGATAAACACCCGGCCGAGTAGGTCGAAGCGTTTCGCCAGGTGCTGGAGCACTTCCTGCCCGGCTTCCGTGCTGAACACGTCGGCGTAAAGTTGCGCGGTGCGGTCGGAGTCCTTGCGCCGGCGCTCATGCTCGGCCCCGGCCATAGCGAGTTTCTCGTCAATGTTCATGATGGAATCTGGTTTTGCATCGCGTTCTGGATATCAGGACCGGCCTTGCCCATGTTGGCCATCACCTTGCTGCCTTGCTCGGCGGCGGCGAGTTGCTGCTGCTGGGCCTGGGCCTCGGCGCGGGCGGCGGCCATCGCCGCAATGTCCTTCACCGAGCGGATCCACCCTTCCGGCAGCCCGGAGTTGCGGGCGCTATCGCGCACGATCACCGGCAGGTTCAGCGCGTCGATCGCTTCCGGGTAGGCCTGCATCAGCGGCGACGCGAGCTGCATGAACTCCATCAGGCTGCCATTCTGGCGGGCCTGCATCGCGAGCATGATCTTGTTCTTGTAGAGCATCACCGGGCTGGCAACGCCGGTCCGCTGGCCGTTGAGCACGCTCATCACCGAGTCCGGTGGAGTGCCCAGGATCCCGGCACGCAGCAGCACGCCGAAGACCCGGTTGAGGATGGGATCGAGCATCTCGGAGACCAGCCGGCCGAACACCGGCGAAAATTGCGTCAGCTTCTCGCCGGCGACCAGCGAGGCCTCGGTGGCGGTGAGCGGTTGCCGTTCTTTCTGCCTGGAAGCGAAAAGCTGGAACAGATCCACGTGGAAAGCCTCCTCCACCTGCGTCCGCTTGTCCGCCATCCGGTCCTTGGCCACGTCGTAGCGGGCGCTGGTCGCCCACTCGCGCAGGATCGCCGCACTGTTCGGGTCGGTCGGATCGACGTAGGTGATCTCAAGCGCGCCTTGGCCGATTTCCCCCTCGAGCGAACTTGGCGCAATGATCGGCGGAAACACCGCCTTCTCGGTCGCCACGTCGGCGAGTTGATTCAAAAATTGCAGTTGCCGCGCGTCGGAGATCGCCACCGAGCCGGGACCAAATCCCCACACGCAGCCACCGAACCGGCGGTAGCGATGCACCGCAAACGGGAATTCATCATAACCGCTGTCCTGGACGATCGATTTATTTTTCTCATAGACCACCAGCGATTGCCACGGCTTGCGGGCACCTTCCGGCGCTTCCGGGTCCGCGGCATACTTGCGCTTGGTCACCGCGTGGATGAAGTCGAACAACTCGCTCTGGCCTTCCGGCTTGTCGAGCTTGCTCAGGATTTCCTTCGGCAGCCGCTCCTCGCCAAACTCTTCCGCCGCTTGCGCCGCCGTCAGCTGCAAATTGCGATAGAACGCATTCACCCGGCCCTTGGCATCCTCGCCGATGAAGTAGCTCTTGATCCCCTGGTGGCGGAAATACAGCTCGTTGCGCTCGTCCAGGTCACCGCAGAACAGCGCCGTCGTCCCAAACACGGGTGACTCGATGTAGCTCTCCTGGATCTCCTCGTAAAAATTGGAACTCTCGATGTATTCGCGCGCGATCTCCGAGGCTTCCCGGTAGAACCGCACCGCGTCGTCGTCCTTGCGGAGAGACTTCGGCGGCTGGAACTCGAACCAAACCTCTTCCCGTGGCGAGACCAGCGAGGCCAGCCCGTTCGCGAGGATCAGCGCCGCGCGCCTTGGCGACGAGTCGAACACCTGGTCGGCCGCCGGAATGTCAGGAATCCCGCCGGAGCGCATCAGCCGGAAAGGCATGAACAAACCCGAAAGCTCGTCCCAATGCTCTTCCAGCGGCTGCCGGCCGCTCTTGTAAGCGTCCCGGCACTTGATGACATCCTGCCCGGTCATCCGCCGAGGTAGGAGGTGCCGCCAGCGGGCGGGGCCGCGGCCGCGTTACTGGCAAGAAAGGTTTTCACCATGCTTGACCGCTTGCGGGCCTCGACCGTTGCGGCATCGCCGGCGGCGTGAGCGTCTGCGGAGGTGGCCACCGGTGGCGGCGGCGGCGGTGGCGGCGGTGCTTTCGGCTTGGAACCCATGCGTCGAGGATTCCACCCCGCCGCTGGGCCGGTCTATTTCCCGGCAGGGAAACGATGCACCTTCAACCGCTCGCCCCGGTGAAACGAAATCCACGGCAGCGGGTAGGGGACCACCGCGCCCCAATCCTCCACCGTCCCGGCCCACAGCCAGACATGCCAGCAGTTCCCGGACGGAGCCACACACCGAGGATCCAGCAACAACTCAGGCGGCCAGTCATGCCGCACCTGCCGCCCCATCACAAACCGTGTCGGCGAGGAAATCACGTGGCCATAGAACAGGTGCATCTCGAGGATGTCCCGGAACTCCACACCCGGACAATGCGCCAGGTGCCACCGCGCGGCTTGCTCGTAGGGGGTCACCACTTCGTCAGGCCACCCCAAGCCATCAAGCCCGCTCATCGCTGATACCTCCCCGCGCGCGCGGTCTTCTGCCTCGCATGTGCCGGCCGGAACTCCCGGATCACCTCCGCCTGGCCCTTGGCCATCCCGTTCAGGATCGCCTCCGCCAGCATGCGGAACGCATCCGCGTCATGGCTCGACCAGTCGTGCACCGGCACGCTCGTCTGGTGGCCGCTCGTCCGCTCCTCCTTGGTATGGTAGCACTCCAGGCTTTCCAGCAGCTTCGCGCACCGGGTCTTGTGGAACACCATCCGCGGCAGCAGCTCCGCCGCGTGGTTGATGCCGGCCCAGATTTCCCGGCACCGCGGGACGATCCGGATTCCCTCCAGCCCGGCCTCCCGCATCTGTTGCTCGAAATTCTTGCCGCTCTTCTCCTGGGCCGCCGCGTCGTGCGGGAAATAGTGGCCACCGTAGTTGTAGCCCTTGGAGATCATGTGACTCACCCGCGCCGCCGGCTCCAGGTCCAAGCCCGTGTCGTGGTCGATCAAGTGGATTTCACGCCCGATGAACTGGAAATACACCGTCCGCGTGTTCTTCGGGCTGCCAAGGTCCCAGCTTGTCCACACATGGGCGCTCCGGTCCCATGGGAAATCGATCACCCGCCCCTCGGCTTTCGCCTTATCGATGAACTTCGACCAGATCGCCCCCGGCACAGGCGCCATGAAGCATTCCGGCAGGGTCGTCGGGAACTCCGCGAACCGCGCCAGCCCTTTCGGCAGCGCGACCTTGTAATACCACAGCCGCTGCCCGTCCGTGAACGCGTGGCACGTCTGCTTCTCCGCCTGGACGAAATACGCCCGCGTCTCCTCGTCGAGTTGCTCGACGTTGCCCGTGAGCGTGTAGGAGCCATCCAGCCACCACGGGAAAAAATACAGGTGGAAGTCGGCGTCGGTCATGTCCTCCGGCCGGGTCGTCATCGCCCGCTCGGTCAGGTTCCACAAATGCCCGCGCTTGCCGCCCATCCACGTGGTTTCGATGAAGACCGTCCCCTCCTTCGCCGAGGGAAGCGCCCCGGTCATGATTTCCTCGGAGCGCACCGGATCCTTGTGTTGGATCGGCCCCCACTCCGAAATGTGCAGCCCCTGGTTGGTGCCGCCCCGCGCGTTCATCCCGCCGAAGATGGTCGATGTCTGGTCATTCGCCTTCCCCCGCATCTTCACCGCGAACTCGCTGTCATTCGCCTTGCAGACTTCAAACATCTCCCGCAGCAGCTCCGGCATGGAGTCGAACGCCGCCTTGACCTTGTGCCGCAGCTTCAACGTCGCGTCTCCCTGGGTCTGATCCACAATACTCCCCTGATACCCAGCCGACCAGATCGCCTCGTCCGCCAGGATCAAGTTGATCACCGTGGACATCCCGAGTTGCCGGGCTTTCAAAATCAGAATGTTCCTTTCCCCGCGGACGTGCACCGCCTCGATGATTTCCCTCTGCTCCCTCGATGGCCGGAATGCCACCATCCGCCCGGTCCGAGCGTCCTTCACCTCGTAGAGATGACACAGCCGCCACACCGGATCTTGCAGCAGCCGCTCCAAGTCCTTCAAATCGTCAGGCTCGAGCGTCGTCATTTCGAGCGTATCCTCCCGATGATGTCAGACAGCTTCTCGGAAATGTCCACCTTGACCTCGGCCGGCTTGTTCCAGCCCATGATCTCGGCGAGTTGCTTCGCCGCCACCAACTTGCCCGGCATCTCGATGGTCATGCCGGTATCATCCACCCGCACCCGTTGCGCCAGCGGCGAGCCGACCGTGACCTCGCTCACCGGCGTCTTGATGATCTGCACCAGGAAGCCGACCAGGTTGTCGCGGTCGTAAGCCGCGTCCTTGCTCGCCGCATCCCGCAGCGTTTGCAAATACGCCGAAACCTTTGCCTTTCCTTGCAACTTCACCGCGCAGCAGTCCGCATCGTCGCCGCGGGCCGTGTAGCCCGCCAACTCATACGCGCGCCCCGCCGGGTGTCCCTGCACCAGCAATTCGCAGAACCGCCGCATCCGGTCATTCAGCGGCCTCTCCGGTTTCGGTTTCGGTTTCATGATAAAATCCCCACGATGCTCGCCCGGCCTTTCTCGCTCAGGTGGTAAAAGGTCCGGCCCTCGATCTCGAACTTGTCCAAACAGTCCTGGGTCTCGATGGCCGCCAGCGCGTTCCACACCCCGGTCTCGCTCGCCCCCGTCGCGATCACCAGCTCGGCATAGGCCGACAGGTAATCCTCCGCCAGTTGCAGCATGACCAGCAATTGCACGTCACTCCACCGGCTGCGGAACTTGCGCTGTATCAGTATTTTCGGTGTCATCCAGGTGTTTTTCAAATAAGTGTTTCAATCAGTCGTGTCAATCCAGGATCCGCAACCGCCGGCCACCACTCCCCAGAGTGAATGGACCGGCGGCCACGGAGGTTTAGTCGGACTCCGCCACTCGGCGGGCCGAAATCTTGGCTGCCTCGGCAAACTCGGCGTGCATTGTTTTCCGTTGAGCCACGGCTTTAGCCTCGGCTGCCGCGTCGAGGGCGTCGGAAAACTCGCAGTGCATCGCCCCGAGCAGCTTCATCGCAATGGCCCGGTGGCGCAGCCCCTGCCGCGCGCAGGTCTCGGCCGCCGCCAGCTCGTAGGCGATTAGCTCCATATTCTGCAAAACGGTCTTGGCGTTCATGGCACAGGGATGAGTCGGGTTGCGTCGAGGAGGCGGCTCAGGATCGGCGCGAAGCGCGCCCGCGCACTGGCCGCCCCGCTCGGGTCCAAGGCCCGTGAGAGGATGCCGTGGGCGTCCGTGGCCAGCGTGGCTTGCGTGATGACATCACTCGGGTCCGGGTTCATGGACCAGTGAGTCGGCAGGTTTTGCGCCAGCCGGGTCTCCACCAGGTTGAAAAACGCGCTCTCCACCGTGTCGGTCCACTTGTGCTTGCCCAAGTCATCGAGAAACAACACCTGGCAGGTCAGCCATGAGCGCATCCACTCCCGCGCCTTGCTGCCTTCGGTGTCGGAAAACTCCCGCTGCGCCGCCCACTGGAAGCTATTCGCCGGGCACCAGCCCACCGTCACGTCCTGCGAAATCGCCCGCCGCGCCAGCAACGCGAACACCCGCGTCTTGCACCGCCCGCTCGGGCCGATCAGCGCCATGCTGTCAAACAACGGCTGGTCGCGCACCATCGCCCACAGCGCCAGGTTGAATCCCTCATGCCCGGTCGTCGTCTCGCGGTAGCGCGCCGGCACCGTAGTTTCCCAATTCGCTTCCCGGCGGCACCGCAGCCGGTAGCGCGCCGCCTCCTTTTCCTTGCGCTCCACCTCCTCGCCGCAGCGCTGGCACAGGAACACCATCCCGCCGCGGATGTCGATGTGATCCACCCAGATCGGTTCATACTCCGTCACCTGCCCGCACGTGGTGCAGGCCTTCGTTGTTTTCTCGATGGTTTCCATGGTTTTCAAAATTCAATTTTATCATCCGCCCGATGCACCGCCGGCGGCGCATCCTCCAAACTGGCCACGCTCGACGGCCGCCGCCCGCCGATGTCCGGCGTGATCCGCCCCTTGCTCGCGCCCTGCGACTTCTGGATCGACTCCGCCACCCAAGCCGTGCTCGTCGCCATGTCGGACTGCCACGAAGTAATCCGGCGCGGCGTCCCTCCTCCCGTGCTGCCCTTCGTCCACCCGCTCGCGTTCCGCACGTTCCACCAATGCCGCGCCTGGTCAGCCGTCATCCGAACCGTCGAGGCGTAGGAAATCGCCTGTTCAATTGAGCATGGGCAAAATTCAGGGAGGTTATTCTTAATACTCTTCTCTTCTCTTCTCTTCTCTGGTCCCGTTTCCGTCACGCTCTCAGCGTGACCAAACCGTGACTTCTGTTTCCGCTTGGTCGCCAAACACCTTGATTTTGCAGTGTCTCCATTGTGTCGGTCGTAGTTCGGAAGAACCAAACGACCGTTTGATTCCTGAATCCACCCCACCGTCATCATCGCGTCCACAAATCCAGTCACGCCCGTGCGCCTTTCCAGTAACGCTCGCACCGTGACAGGAGCGTGACCAAATCGTGACTGTTCATCGAACCACGCCCACACCCGCAGCAATTTTCCGACCACCGCGTCCGGGTCGATCGCGAGGATGCCGGCCATCTCGAAGACCTCCGGCTTGTCCATCGTCACCTTTTCAAATTTCAACCAGTCCCCAGCCATGTTACGCGACCCTCCCCTTTTTCGGTTGATACTTCCCGCGGACGGCCAGGGCCTCCTCGAACCGCTTCACGTCGCGCCGGCGGATGACCAGCCCGATGGTCTCCCGCCGGACGTAGCCGCGCTCCCAGTTCGCCGCCGTCGCCACCCCGAAGGGCACCTTTCGCGAGCGAGCCGTGTGCATCAGGTTCTTGCCCCGCACCAGCAGGTAGCCGCGCGGCACCTTTTCCCGGTCCAGGTCCACGTCCGGATTTCGTTCGATGGTTTCCATGGGTGATTTCAGAATGGGATTTGATCGTCGTCATCCTCGTCGCCCGCCGCCGGCGCCGCAGGCATCGACCGCTGCACCGGCCGCGGATCCGGCCGCTCCTCCGTCTTCACCGGGTAGAGCGACAGCCAGCCGCTCCACTCCGGCCCGCACGGCAGCGCGGCGAGCTTGAGGGAGACTTGCCCCTGAGCATTCGTGAACGCGACCCCGCAGGGGTGGTAGCGCTTCTTCTTCGTCCCGTCCTGGGCGGTGTATTCTCCGAGGGTTGCTACAATATCGTGTGTCGGTCGTGCCATGTTGGTTTCAGTGTTGTTGTTTTGGGAAAATGTGGGCGATCGCCGGCGTCATCACCGCCTCCGCCGAGGGCGTCAGCCGGGCCAGCAGCCCCTCGCCGCCGTTGAACCGGAACGGCACCGGCTGGTCCCGGTCCAGCGCCGTGTAAACCTCGCAGCGCGGTAGCCGCGAAATCATCTGGAGCGAGACCGCCGGCACCAGCGCGCCGAAATTGATCCGCACGCACGGGTCCGCCCGGTAAGCCAGCCGCTGCGGGTGCCACGGCTCGATCAGCCCCTCCTTGAAAATATCCAGCGTCACGTCATCGAGCCTCCGCCACGCCGCCTGGTCCTCATGCTGCGAATTGTGCCACGCCTGCTTGCGGAGCCGGTCCACCACCTCCATCGGCCCGGTCCCGAACGACGCCGGGAAGTTGAAGAACCGCAGCGCGATCCAACCGTTCGCCACATACAGCGCCCCCTCGCGCCCCCAGGCAGGCTGGGACAACAAATGTCCCTCCCGCGGGTGGCAGTAGTATTCGATCGCGGCCGCCGGCACCGGGTGCCCGAACGGTCGCTTGGAGGTGGGTTGGATCATCGTTTTAAAATGACAGCTCGGATTTTCTCCAA